TGGTGGCGAAATATGGTTTAGAAGATCAACAGCTATCAAAACTCCTAATGCTGCTGATAATGGTTTCTTTACACAATTTTCTATGACTGATGGGGTCACAAGTGGTGACTTTAATGATACCTCTGATAGAAATTTAAAAGAAAATATAACTTCAATTACAAATGGATATGATGTTATAAAAGACTTAAACCCCGTAACTTTTAATTGGAAAGACGCAAACAAAGGGAATGGATTAGGTGGTTTCATAGCACAAGAAGTAGAAACAGTATTGCCTAATGATGTATTCGGAGAAGATTATGCAGAGGGAGATAGAGGTCAACCACTAACTGATGGTAAGTCAATAAACACTACAAGTATTGTAGCTCACCTAGTAAAAGCTATACAAGAACAACAAACAATAATAGAAAGCTTAACCGCACGAATAACTACATTGGAAGGATAAACTCTTATAAATAGATTATAATAGGAATAAATAATGGCCAAACCAAATTCAAAAACTACATTTAAAGATTACTGCTTGAGAAATCTCGGAGCACCTGTAATTGAAATAAATATAGACGATGACCAATTAGACGATAGAGTTGATGAAGCTTTACAATTTTACCAATCATATCATGATGATGCAGTAGAAAAAGTTTACCTAAGACATGTCGTTACAAATTCAGAAATAACTTTAACCGGTTCAGTCGCTGGTAATTTCACAGTAGGTGAAATAATTACTGGTGCTACATCTGGAGCAAAGGCTGTAATAAAAACAGGTGTTGCAACTAAGATTACATATAACGCATTAAAGGATTCAAACAAAGTGTTTGCAGTAGGTGAAACAATTACTGGAGCCGACTCCGGAACAACTGCTGTTACTGCAGCAATAGCTATAGGTGATATTGAGAATGGTTATTTACCACTTAATGATTTAGTTACAGATGTTGTTCGTTTATTACCAATAAGAGATTCAGTAGCCTCAACAGATATGTTTGATGTAAGGTATCAAATGCATTTAAATGATATACACTCTCTTGGCTTTATGGGCAGTCTTACTGACTATGTAATGTCACAACAATTTCTAGCACTCTTGGACCAAGTAATTGATTCAGATGAAAAACACGTTAATTTTGAAAAGCATAAAAATAGATTAGATGTATTTATGGATTGGTCACAGGAAGTAGAACCAGGCGACAGTTTAGTTGTTGAGTGCTATAGAGTTATTGACCCAGACACATTTACAGATGTATATAACGATTATTTCCTAAAGAGATATGCAACGGCATTAATTAAGAAACAATGGGGAATGAATCTATTAAAGTTTGAAGGTATGGTAATGCCTGGTGGAGTCACATTTAATGGGCGTCAGTTATTTGACGATGCTGTAGCAGAATTGGAATTATTAGTAGAAGAATGTCGATTAAACTGGGAGAAACCAGTCGACTTCATGACAGGATAAATTATGCCGAGAAATGTATATTTTTCTCAGGCTGTAAAGAGTGAACAAAACCTTTACGAAGACCTGATTATAGAATCATTACAAATATATGGGCAAGATGTCTATTATATTCCTCGTACTCTCGTAAATAGAGATACAGTTTTAAATGAAGACCCTGCGTCATCATTTGACGATGCTTATTTACTAGAAATGTATATTGAAAATACTGAAGGGTTTGAGGGTGCTGGTGATTTATATTCTAAATTTGGATTAGAAATTAGAGATGACGCAACATTTATAGTATCAAGGAGACGATGGGAAAATAGAGTTGGTGTTTTCTCAAGCAATGTTGTGGACCCAAGACCACAAGAAGGAGATTTATTATTCCTTCCAATGACCAATTCATTCTTTGAAATATCATATGTCGAAGATGATACTCCATTTTTCCAATTATCGAACCTACCAACATACAGAATGACTTGTTCATTATTTGAATATAATGATGAGGACTTTGAAACAGGCATCGAGGGTATAGATAATAAAGTAGGCCAAGCAGCTTATCAACAAAGAATGGATATTACCATTACAGGTGGTAATCACTTTGAGGTTGGAGAACAAATAGAACAATTATTAAGTTTTGATACCTCGGCTGTAAATGTTGCAGTCACGGCTGCTGGTGGTGCTTTCTATTTAAACACTGTTCAGTATCCTGCCTTAACTTTACCAGTAGGGTCGACTGTTACCTTTGACCAATCAAATGCTTCTAATGCGACACACCTATTTAGATTAAGTACAACCCCAAACGGAACACATGCAAGTGGTTCAGCATATACAACAGGTGTAACTGTAACTGGTACTCCTGGCCAAGCTGGTGCGAAAACTGTAATAGTGGTATCAGCCTCAACACCAGTATTATATTATTATTGTCCAAATCATAGTGGTATGGGCTCAACAGCTAAATTAACTCCACAATATGTGTCTCCAGTCAAAGTATTTGGAGAGGTTCTACAAAGAACTAAATCATCAGATATACAAGCTTCTGTGTTTGTAGGTCACATTGGTGCATCTGGTACATCAGAGTTTAAAGAATTTACTGTTGGTGGCGTTGTAACAGGCACAACAAATAGTTATTCTGGAACCATTGCAAAAATATATAGTGATTTAACTGACACAACAGGAAATGCCTGGGCAACAGATGGTGGTTCACAGAACATTGACTTTGAATTAGACGCAGATGGGTTTATGGACTTCTCAGAATCCAATCCATTCGGCGACCCATCGGAGACTAACTAATGTTTGGTGACCATTTTTATCACGCCACAATGCGTAAATCAGTTGCTATCTTTGGCACACTGTTTAATAACCTAAAGGTTTTAAGAAAAGCAGCCGATGGTAGCGTTTTAAATCAGGTAAGAGTTCCATTAGCTTATGGACCAAAACAAAAGTTTTTAGCCAGATTGGACCAAGAAACTGGATTTGATGCTCCTATGGCTATAAAATTGCCTAGAATGGCATTTGATATAACTGGTTTAGCCATTGATTCTGTACAAAAAGGGCAGAAGAGAAATAAAATAGTAGAAGAACATGCTTCTGATGTGGGTAAAAAGAAAACTATACAACATCACACCGCTTATAATATTGAGATGTCTTTATATATTATGGCAAAAAATCAAGATGATGGGTTACAAATCGTAGAGCAAATATTACCATATTTCGCACCAGAGTATAATGTAGCAATAAAACCCGTGACCGGATTTAACCATAAACAAGATGTTTCAGTTGTGTTAAATGGAGTTGCGATAGATGACCAATACGAAGGAGATTTTGTAGAGCGTAGAGTATTAATATATCAATTAGATTTTTCTATGAAGATGAAGTTTTATGGCCCTACAGCGAACCAAGCAATCATTAGAGAAATCAATATTGATTTCCATGATAAAGATGTAACAACAAAAATGTTTGAAGAGCTTGATTTTACACTTGGAGCAACTGATACTGAATCAAGCTTTACGGTCACAACAAATATAACTGAAGATGGAATTGAATAGTGGAAAAGAAAGAACAAATGATGGCCAAGTTGGAAAAGAATTTGCCCGAAATAAAAAAAGATAGGCCGATAAAAATTGATCAAGATGTAAAAGATGATTATGACTTTTCTCGTAAAACATATAAAGATTTAATATATACAGGAACAAGGTCGATGGATGTCCTTGCTGAATTGGCTCGTGAGTCAGAACACCCAAGAGCGTTTGAGGTGTTAGCCCAAACAATAAAAAATATAGGAGACACAACAGAAAAGTTGATGTCCCTACAGAAACAGAAAAAAGACTTGACCCTAGAAGAAAGGGAAGAAGCAAAAACAGTGACTAATAATAATATGTTTGTAGGAAGCACAGCTGACTTACAAAGGTTATTATTAAATAAGGATAATGTAATAGATGCAGAGAGTCAAGAATAATGAGTTTGGTTACCTAGGTAATCCAAATGTCAAGCGAGATGGAGTCGAAACTTCTTTTACAAGGGAGGAGATTCTAGAGTATAAAAAGTGCCAAGAAGACCCATCGTATTTTGCGCGCACATATATAAAAATTATATCGCTTGATGAAGGATTAGTACCCTTTGATTTATATCCATACCAACAAAAAATGTTTAATCATTTTAAAGACAATAGATTTAGTATTGTTCTTGCTTGTAGGCAAAGTGGTAAATCAATCTCATCTGTTGTTTACCTTCTATGGTATGCAGTATTCTATCCAGAAAAAACAATTGCAGTATTGGCAAACAAAGGCGCCGTTGCGAGGGAAATGTTATCTCGTGTAACATTGGCCCTAGAAAATTTACCATTCTTTTTACAGCCTGGGTGTAAAGCTTTAAATAAAGGTAGTATTGAATTTAGTAATAATTCAAAGATTATTGCATCTGCTACAAGTGGGAGTTCAATTAGGGGTTTATCCATTAATTTACTCTTCCTTGATGAGTTTGCATTTGTTGAAAACGACGCACAGTTTTATACATCAACATATCCTGTGGTATCTGCTGGTAAAGATACACAGATAATAGTTACATCTACAGCTAACGGAATTGGTAATATATACCATAAACTGTGGGAAGGAGCTTCACAAGGCACTAATGAATTTAAACCATTCCGAGTGGATTGGTGGGATGTACCTGGAAGAGACCAAAAGTGGAAAGACGAAACTGTATCGAATACTTCGGAATTACAGTTTGAACAAGAATTTGGTAACACATTTCACGGCAGAGGTAATACTCTTATAGCAGCTAATTGTTTATTGGCTCAGGTAAGTAGAGAACCAGAATTTTATAAAGAGAATGTTTTTATATACAAACAGCCTATTGAAGAGCATGAGTATATAATGACGGTAGATGTTTCAAAGGGAAGAAATCAAGATTATAGTACATTTACCATAATTGATGTAACTGAAGATACCTTTGAACAGGTTTGTGTGTTTAGGGATAATACCATATCGCCATTATTAC